AGTCATATTCACTCCAATTTAAATTATTGTTCATATATTTGCCATCCTTTACATGATTTGGTTTTTGCTGTAAGAAATCTACTAATATCTGCTGTTTGTAGCTTTTCCATAATTTTCTTTCTTGATCCACTGAATATTTCATTACCATCAGTTATAGAATAAATGTTATCATCTGGTGCAGGACCTCTTGCTGGAACAACATTATCTTTTAATGTCCATTGCTTAAATGATCCAACCCGTGCTCGAATTAATCGATTTACGTTCCCAGAATCGAGATCATATTTACATCTGAACTGGTATTGGGTTCCTATAAATTCTTCTTTAGTTAGATGATTAACAAAATGATAAATTGTATAGTCATATACTGGGCTTAGTTCTCCTATTTGCCGTTTACTTAGCCATTTTTTCATTTCAGTAGAATGTTGCTTTCCATAAAAAGGATTTTCTTCACCCGTTAAACGGCCTATTCGTGCTTGACTCATTTTTTCCTTGTGACATGCAGTTTTAGGAATTCCATAGTTACGGGAATTATGTCCTACGGCGTCTCCGCCAGTTCCACCAGGCATAATGTTATAATATAATTGTTCTTTTATTATTTCTTCTGTAATTAATTTTTTTTCATATGCAAGTGCAGACTTAGTGTCATCAAAAAAATTAAGTATTCGTCTACTAAATGCGCCTCTGCCGTATTTCTTTATTGCATAATGTAATATTTTTCCAGAGCCCAAGTATCCATCATTTAAGTTTGTTGTTTTATGGTATCCGATATATTTTTTACCATTTATATTGTTCGTTGTCTCGTACACAAAGTAATAGATCATCTATAAATCCTTTACTCTATTTATTATCTGCATTGGTAGTTACAATGACCACCTAATAACTCTGTATAGCATTGTTTGCCAACCGACACAATGTCATCAAACGGTATCTTAGTAAAGTCGTAGTTGCTCCATTTTAAATCGTTAATCATAGTTTATTATAACAGCCTTACTGACAGATGTCAATTATTAAATAAATTTAGTGCTAGGGGTTTGTTGCTCAATACGCCAATCTAGCAGTAGATCTTCGTCGAGTTCGATTAGGTAAGTTAATAATAATCCCATTTTACTGTTCCACGTTTTTTGTCCCAAATTCTTTGAGCCTTCGTTACTGTTATGCAATTGTACAGCATCAAACACCATCGGTGAACCAGGAGTCCATTCCATTACATTTTCGAGACTAAGCCCTTGCAATCTATCATAAGGAGTATTCATCCAGGTATTATAAATTTCTTTATCAAAGGGAATTTTATTATTTTGTTTTAGAATTGCAGCACCGTTGCCGTTGTAAAATTGCAACTCCGAGTAGTCCGTACATATTTTATATACGCTTGCTATATTAGGTACTAAGCCGCCGCCGTTATAAACGTGTGCCCAATCAATATGACGTTGGTCAAAAAATGCAATTTGTCCACCATCTACTACATCAAGGTGTGTACCAATCCATAGTGGAAGTAAGAAATTTTTCCAAGAGGTATATTTTCTTCTTTCATGCACAATAGGAGTTCGTTTAAGAGAATTAATGTAATTTTCTGGTCGACTACTATCGTTATGTAGTCCATACTGCTGTGGTGTGATAAAATAATTGCCTCCTATTACAGGAGATTGCCCGGCTAGACTTCCTAAACATAAATCTATCTTAGATTTAAATTGACAATAAATGTCTTGCAACCCTCCGGAAATTATCACAGTTCCGTTGCGATTCATACGTGCAGATCGATGATCCTTAAACGATTGCTTCCATATATTATCCAATTCGTCTGCCGAAAACAAATTATCAAACTTTTTAGATTTAGAAATATGCCGACGTATATTTTCAATTGCAATAGGATGATCCATTGGCAACATATAGTCTTCTCTCGTTAAATTACTTACCACAATTAATCTCTCTAAATATATATTTCATTTCTGGAAATGTTTCTGCAAACTTGTTACCGCGTTGTTTATCACACAGTGCAAGAAATTCTTGCATTTCAGGAAGGCGCTGACTCCAGTCTTCACTTTCCATAAAGCTTAACATTCCTTCTAACCTTTTAATGCCATATTCTGCACTACGCCATTGTTCGTAATCAACTTTGCCAATATGCCATTCTGGGATTCCTAACTCCCAGTTGGCTTCCCACCAAGGATACCAGGCTTGGTATTTTTTTCTACATTCTTTTTTAAACCATGCGGGCAATGATTTAACATTTAGATGTGCTGGCCAGTAAACAAAATGTTGGCTAATACCTCCGGCACCAAACGGCCACATATTTATTTTCTTAAATCGCTGTTCTAATTTCCATTGTATAAAATCTGGTATATAATATATGTTTAATGCTTGTACAGCACATGCAATAGTAACTTCGACATTGTCGCTAGTTTTAGTGTCAAGTATATGAAATACTTCTTCTTGTCGACTCCATTTACTAGGATATCGAATGTAGTCGTTCATTTCTTTTATGCTATCTATCGAATAATGAAATCTTACTAATTTAAATTCTTTCCATAAATCAAATAAATCTTCACGCCATTCGACACCATTTGAGTTGTAACGTAACTCAAGATTTTTTGCATACCCCATCTTAATTGCGTATTCGAGGATGTCATAATGTTCTTCAATAATAAGACTTTCGCCGCCGGCAAAGTATATTTGCTGCATACTCGGCATCTGTTCATAGAACTGTTTCCAAAAAGTTGGATTCTGCTTATGCCAGTTGTAACTACTACCATTGGTACTACCTTTATCTTCCCACTGCATTATTTCTTTAAGACTATTATTTTTTACAGCAGGAAATATCTTTTTATAGTCCTTAATCCATCCGCTGCTATCATGAGGACTACACATAACACATGCCAACTGGCATTTGGTGCCAAATCGTAAATCTATATATGCTAGGTTTGGCGGAACTTCGCCATCGTCTTTTGTTTCGAGTAATATTTTTTCAACGTCAACCCGTTTGCTCCAATAATTAGTTTCCCACTGACGTTTACTACGATGTCCGGCTGCTTCTTCTTTATAACACTTGAGGCAACTAGGGGGTTTGTCTCCGTTAAGCATCTGTTTATGAACATTCTTCATGTAGTTGCTGTTCCATGCAGTCTCAAAATCGCTAACATTTAAGTTAGTTGGCTTACCATCGTCGGTCTTAAGAATACCCACTTGACCGCCGTGTTCTTTGTCATTGGTTGCACCTACACTTGATGCATTAGCAGTGCAACATACACGCATTGACCCGTCTGGCCGAGTACTCAGATGTACCCATGGCAGAATACACCATGTGTCACTAGGCGGTGTAAAATTGTTTTCGTTTGTCATATATGTCCTTTAGTTATACAATACTTATCGTGCTACATTGCTTACCAACGACAGTATTGACTATTTGTAAAATATATATTCGTTTGGTGATGGAAATTTATTAACGTCTCTACTCGGTACGTTTTCTATTTTTTTTCGAATTGGGCAATAATACGTAGGATCAGTACTTGGATATCCTAAACATAAGTACATTATAGGAAGTCGACCGTTTAGTTCTGCAGCAATTTCTTCTCGATTTTGTATACATAGACAAAAACCAACTCCTAATTTAGCAGCCGTTGCTGCCAAAACTCCTTGTTGTATAGCAATGCCCGCATGAAGCCATGCTTCGCCGTTATAATAAAAGTCGTTGAAATTTTCAATATTTCCTTCATGTCTTACACTAAAACTTAAAATCCACGGTGCTAATACTTGAGGGTTATATCGAGCATTAGGGTTATGCTTGTCAGTTCGACATCCTGCGTATATTTTACTTTTAAGCTCAGGATAATTATAAGTAGCAATAACGTCGATAAAAAATCTAGCAATTCGTTGTTTACTTGGAGAAAACTCGTATATATTATCAACTACACTTTTTATAATTTCAAATGTAGGCACTTGGTCTGTCCAATTAAAATGTGTTACGCGATTATTGCATATTTCTTCCCAACTGTTAGGTACGTATACAGGTCCGGTTTTTATAGTGTTTTTTACAATACCAATTAATTCACTATATTCATTACCAAGTTCGACTAATAACCGGTCGTATACTTTTAACTCAATTAAGTTGCTTTTAAGGACTGTAGAGCCACGAGACCAAAACTTGTTTGCAACATGTTGTGTACGAGTTGTAGTATTATCTAATAAGTCTAATTCCATACTAGAAATTATTAATTCTATATCTCGGCGACATTTTTTGTATTCAGTAGTTCGAGTCGGATGTGTTTGTGCCACCCATTTTGTTAACGCCTTTGCGACGGAATGTGTTGTCATATCTGAACCTTATTTAAACTGTTCGGCAAACGGATCAAATTCAGTTCCACACTTCATTGCACACACCTTAAGCTTTCCGTTTGCACAACTATATTTATCCCAACTATCTTCTATTTTATCAAATATACCAGTGTTAAAAACTGCTTCTAACCCATGTATTTTAGCGTTAACTGCGTCTTTGCCTCCTGCTTCCTCGATAACTTTCCATATTTGTTCTACTTTAGGGTCTTTATGCCACCATTTATACATACGTCCGGCTGTCCAACAACACGGCATTGCTAATCCTTCGGCGGTTATAAACAAGCTGCCTTCGTTCTTTACCTTGCATACAATTGGTACTTTATCGTAATAGGCATCCATTGTACTGTATTTGTTAATAATTGTATCTTGCTTCTTAAGGGCATTATTTTGAAACTTTTCATCTGGTTTAGTAATGATAGTAGTATTATTTCCTTTAACATTAACTGCCTGGTGAGACTCTTTCTTTTCACCGTCTGCTGTTATAAACCGTCCGGTTTTTTTTGCTACAAATCGTTCAAACCCCATTTTCTTACTTAATTCTTCGGCTTCGGTTACCTGATGTTGATTGTGTTCAAAAATAAGAAAATCCCAACGAGCACGCCCGCCTGCTGCAATAAATGATTTCATGGATCGTTCAACATTAGCCCATACAACATTTTGTCGATATATGTGATTGGTATCAGATAGCCCATCTACACTAAAAATAACAGCACCCATATTTCCAAATACGTTTGCAAGTTCGGTCCACCATTCTTTTGATTTTGCTCCTGCATTTGTATTCATACTTAACCATAGGGTATTATTGTGACTTCGAAAATATTTAAAAATATCTAACGTGTCTCGGGCAACAATAGGATCACCCAAGTTACCACACATGTACATGGTTTTAAGCTGTGCAATAAACTCTGGTTCAAATATACGCTTGCAATCATCGAGTGAGAGTTCGCTTA